CGTGAAAGCTTTTTCGCCGTACTTATTCCAAGCAGCTTGAAGGTGTTTGTTTGCGTGATCCCCGCGACGTAAGCGCCACCAATGCAACCGCTTACGCCTCTTAAAGTCTACGGCGCTGCCAACGTAGAACTTGTTATTAAGAACGTTAATTACTTTGTATATTCCGCCTTTCATTTGCCTAATGTACTGGATTTAAACTAATAACACAACACACAAAAAAGAAGGGGCCCGAAGGCCCCTTCCCAAACACGTAAGTGCTTGATTTTTATCAGGACGAACCCGGCGAACCGAACATACCCAGGGGGTCCGACCACCCGAAGCTGTAGCGCTCGCGGCTCTTATATCTGACATTCCCGGTATCGAAGTCCCCGTCCATGGAGTTCTGGAGCGGCGTACGGACAAAGTGCTTCATGCCGTTCGGAACGTCGGTCGTCAAGAACCAAGCGTTCGTGTCAGTCAAGAAGTGATTGACCGTATAGCCTTCCGGAATCGACCCCATCGCCTTGAGAGCGTTGATGTCGTTGTCAGCGGTCGATACACGGAGTTCCGTGTCGAGGAGACGCTTCGCAGTGAACATCAATGCCGGGGGCACGATGAGCTTACGAGGCTTCGCCGCGATGAGGAGGCCACGCTCGTCGGTCCAGCCAGCGATCTGAATAACCGCAGCCTCAAGCGAAGTCTCGTTGAGGTCAGAGGCCGTCAGACGGTTGCTGTTGGTGCCGCCCGAAACAAGCGGATGCGATGCCGAGAACAGAGCAACTCCGTCACCGCCCGGATAGGACGAAGAGAAGCCGTTGTTCAGGACCGAAGCCGCCTTGACCTGCTTCGTGTACGCCATAGCGCGAGCAAGAGCCTTCGTATAACGCTTGCTGAGCGAGTCGTACAGGTTGTCTTCAACCGCTTCTTCCGTGATGGAGAAGCCGAGAGCAATGGTCTCGTGGTTGTAACGAGCCGTCCAAGCTTCCTGCGCGTTGTCATACGCAATGGCTGAACCTTCGGCTTTCACCGGAGCAGCGGAGAATCCGCTCAGCTTCGTTTCTTCTTCAAAGGAACGCTCGGAGGTCTCAGTCTCGTAGATCTCCTTGTGCTCCTCACCATAGGACTTGTACTCAAGACCGAACAGGGCGTTCAAACCCGGCAGGAGTTCTTTGAGTAATTGTGCACGTGAAATAGCCATTTCTTAAAACTCCCCTATCAAGTGCCGAGCGGGTTGTAGTAAGCGTGACCACCCACGACAACGCCAGATACGCCCGTGGTGTACGGAGCGTTAAACTTGACGATGACTTCTGGGTAATAGGTCGTACCGCTTGATACAAACGCCGTGTCTTCGACAACATCAACGATACGAATCGGCAACGAACGAGTGGTCGCCACAGACGAGAGCAGAAGCCCACGCTGCGAGTCACCGGTCGTCGTGTTCAACGCTTCGTCAACCAACGCAACGTTGGTGCCGATGTCGCTATACACAAAGCCGCTCGTGGTCGAGACGTTCAGGGAAGCCGAAACGCCCACAGCCTTGAACAGGGTGTCCGGATCATCCGCCACGTACGCATAAATGTACGTACCGGACTTAACCGAAGTACCCGAAATCCAAGACTGCGAGTAGGTCGGTTGACCCGTCACAGAGGACACGTAGTTACAGCCCAAGAAAACGCCTGCAAAACCGCTATTCGCAGCAGCAGTCGTCACAGCGGCCACTTTCACAGTGCCGTCGGTGTCAAACTCCAGCGGGTCGCCATAACCAATGCTCGCGGCACTGGAAGCAATACGACGCTGACGAGTGGCACCGGCAAACACCTGTCCACCGATCAAATTGACCGGCTTCAAGCCATACGGCTTGTCAACAGTAGGATATGCCATTGATCACTCCAAAAAGAAAAAAGTTATTTACCTTTGCCAAACGAAACCGTAGTTCTCTTTTCATTAAAGAGGGGCATACGTTCGTCGTTTAGCCTCATAAAGTTGTTGTCTACAGACTGGATCTGAGCCTTTGCTTGCATCGCGTAATAATCATCACGCTGCTTCATAAGCTCTTCCGGGGCCTTGCAGAGCAACAACCCACCGATTTCAATGTTCCCCTTAAAGCGAGAATTTGGATCGGCTTGCATCATCAATTTGGGCTGGTCTTCGGCCTTCACAGGCTCCCAACCTTCCCGAAATTTCGCGGAGGTATTTGATGGATCAGGTTGACCCATAATACTGGTCCGAATCCAACGAAACACCCAGCCATCTTGCGGCTCCGGTTCGGGGAGCGTCTGAGGCGGGGCCCATTGTTGTTTGCGCTTAGTGCCTTCTCGATTTTCGAGTTCACGAGCGATTCTGTTTTCAGCCATTGTCATTCTCCAGTCTGATCAGTTCACGTGCGTACTGTTCGTTACTCAGTCCCAATTTTTTGGCGATTGCGACTTGAGACGGTGACAGGCGGACCTGTCGCGGCGCAGTTCCCCGCGTAGCTGGTGCTACAACAGTAGCTGGTTTTGTGCGAGCAGGCTTTTGGGCTTGCTTCGTTTGAGACTTTTCATCCTCATCAACGTCATCAAACGCTTCGGGATAACGGCGTCTCATCGTTTCATCTATCTTGCGATAATACTCATCGGAACGAGGATCAACGCCAGACTTGACCAATTTTTCGTGCAGACCCAGCGCGAGGGCGGTCATCTCCTCGTTAGGGCCAAACCATGCATTCCTTTGTCGCCACTGTTCTGCTTTTGGGTCAGTCCGTGACTCGGATTGCGGTTGGTATGCCGGAGTCTGTTGATCGTCTTCTACACTCTCTTCTTGAGCTTGTAAAGTCGGCTTAACTCGGGCAATGCTCTGAATCTTCAGTTTGGCATCGGTTAGAGCCTCCTGCGCCTCCGTAATCTTGCCCGAATCACCTAAATCGTAAGCTTGACGCAAACGATCCTTGGCGGCATTCAGTTCGCTGACCGCAGCCTTTTCGGCTTCTTGCACGATCACGCGCTCATTATTCCCGATGCGCTGCTTAAGCTGACGGATCTCTTGCTCTCGAAGTTGAGCAAAGCGTAAGGCTTCCTCACGTTCCCGCTGTGCTCTCTCCTTCTCTCGGCGCTCGTCGTGCCAGACCTTTTTCATCTGGGAAAGACGAAGTTTCACCTTCTCGGAATACTGGGCAAGATCATCGTTTTCCAGCTCTTCAACGATATTTTTAGGCATAGGCGCCCGACCCCGATCTTCTTTCGGGGTATCGTCTTCGATTTGAACCTCTACATCGTCACTAAATTCCTGATTTTCTTGAGCTTTTTCAGACTCAACTTCGTCAGGAAATTTAAATTCCTCACGTTCTACAGCCATATAAATTTACCTCAAGCTCTGCGGATTCCACGGGGGTCTTGAACCACCGCTTCTACCGTGTCGTCGTTGATAATGCGGAACTCCCGACCGTGGATAACCACGCGGGTGCCTGAATACGGACGGGTTAGGACAAAATCGCCTTCCTTACACCACGGCCCGGTGGGAAACCGGTCCTTATCCGCATAGCAGAGGTCGCCCATCTTGATGACGAACAGCACTACAGTCGTCTGCTCCTCAACTCGTTTGGTGTCGTCTGCCTTAATAATCCCCCCATCGAATTCTTCCTCCACATGCGGAACGGCGCATAGGATTCGATAGCCTTTGGGGTCTGGCAGGAGTTTGGCTTTTGTCGCCTCTTCCTGTGTCTTTTCAATATTGATGCTACTCATTCTTCCTCGATACGTTTTGCAAGGTCTTGAATGTGGTTCCTTGCGAGGTCAAGACCCTGTAAGGCCCCGCATAGGCGTTTGTATTCCCCCTCATCAAGTTTTCCCTGAATCAGGTTTTCTACAATCAACGTGCGCTCGTCCTTGAGTTTTGAGTCAAGGTACTCCAGAGCGTTTGAATAACTCATCTGCCACCTTTCGGCTGTACACTTTTAACGCGCTCAATGAGCGATTTTTCTTTGCTCTTGGCAATGTCCACACCGACGCGCAAGCCTTCCGTTTGTTGTTTGGCTGACTGCTCCGCCTTGTGTTTCTCAATGTCCGCACCGAGTCGTGCGGCCTCAAGCTGCTGACGCCCAGAAATCTCTGCTTCGCGAAGTCGATTGGCATCTTCTTGTGCTGCCGCTTCGAGGAGATCTTTCTGCTGCTTGCGCTGCAACTCGGCCTGCTGAATCTGCGCGTCCATCTGCGCTTTCATCTGTCGGGTCTGCGCTTCCATCTGCTTGATCTGCAGGTCCATCATCTGCATCTGGACGAGCGGATCTTGCGCCTGCTGCATGGCTTGCTGCATCTGCGCTTCGGCTTGATCTTTCTGCAGGAGTCGATTTGCCGCCGCAGCCACGAGCGGAGCCAACTGCGCCTCGATCTCGGGTGGCAGGTCATACTCCTCGTTGTCGTCTTGCGGAAGCGGGGGCAACGCCACGCCCAATTGTTTCTCAATGTCGCGACGATACTGGAACGCCATATGTTCCATGATATGTGCCTGAAGTGATGCCATGATCTGCTGCGCCATCGGGTTCTGACCAATCACCGCAGCCATTTTCGGGTCTTGTCCAAAGGCCATATGCACTTGGATATGTGCCTCGTGATCCTGATACATGAACGCCTTAAGTGGCTTACCTGTCATGGCATCCATGTTTTCGGTGATGGGATCGCGAGGTTTCTGGTCATCCGGCATTGGAACGATTTTGTCGGCGTTCCTTACGCCTAGCACCTCAATCATTTGCCTGTGCAGGTACGGCATGTTGTAGAGCTGCGGGGCCGACTGTGCGAGCTGCATCACGGCTTGATATTGAACGACCTTCTGCGACATCGTGGCCGCGTTCGGGTCTGATACCGGGATGACATCGACATCGTCATAGTCCGCTTTCTTAGCCTTCGGACTGCCTACTTCCGGTTGATATGAATACTCATCCGGCGTGTTATCACGAATAATGGCGGCAAGAAGTTTGAACTCTTGCTTCATCGTGTAGTAGATGCGAGCCTGAACTGCCGACATCACCTTGAGGACACGTTCCAAAATTGCGAGTGTCGTGCCGACCGGAGCCTGATTCGACATATCGCTGATCTTGAGATCCGACACCGCAGCGAAACGGCGTCCTTCTTCAATGATCTTGTCGAGGAGCATCGAAAGGGTCTGGCTTGGCTCCTTGTACGGAAGCGGTAGGATGTTGTCGCGGATTGCGCCGGACGGGATATCTACGTCTCGGAACTCTCCCGGAGCAATGGGAGTATCGTCTCCCTTAATCCGCAGTCCTCTAGATTTGAGACCTCCCGGTAAGTTAGAGAGGGTTCCCGCGTCCACGAGCTGACGAAGGAGTGAGGTGGCAGCCTTACTGTGTCCCCCAATAAGGTGGATGAGACCGAAGTAGTAAAATCCAAAGCCCGGTATGTATCCGTAGTGTACGAAGTGCTGTCTTTTCGCTTTAAGCGAGTCATCCTCCCGCCAGTTTCGGCGGATGGCAAGGATAGTCCCTGTTCCTTTCTCAATCGTAACAACATACGGGAGTGCAATTCCCGTTTCATTATTGTCTTCATCGACATCTGGATACCCCGGTAAATCTAGGTTCACATGCATTTCAAGAAGCTGGAACCGATCATCCATACTTGCTGAAAAGCCTTGATCTTCAGCCTTTTGCTTTTCTACCTCGTCCATTACCCGCATTGGATCGCCAAGATCAATATCTCGGTAGAACCCTGCGTACTGAAGCTTGCGAAGTTCATTCTTCGTCTTACGCATCCGATGCGTGACGCGCTCCGCCGTCTCAAGGTTGGCCGCACCATACGGTACGATGATGTCTTCAGCGGGAATGTAGATCGCCGTCTGCCGATTCAAGCTCGGATCAAAGTACACTTTCTTAAAGGCGTTACCCGCCAAAGCCATGCTCAGGAGCATCCGCTCATGTTCGGGGCGGTACTCCTTCATCACCTCGGTCAACTGATAGTTCATGTCATCCGAAACGCGGATGGCAGCGTCTTTCTTCTCCGGGGTTTCTTTGCCGACAATCTTGGTTTTG